GCCGAGTTGACCTTGGCCTTGTCGATCAGCGTGCCGGTAGTGCGGGAAATGATCCAGACTACCAGGGCTGAGACCAGACCGAGGATAAACTCCTGATTGGCGAAGATGAAGTCCATAGAGTCTCCTTGTACTCGCTTAGGTGGTTAACTTGAACACTTTCACGAAGCCCGAGATGTAGGTGATGCCGGGACGGATACGGATGTACCAGTGGTACTTCCAATCGCTTCCGTGGTGTTCGACTTTGAGTTCGGCATCGGTGCGATAGCCGACGATGATGAACTTGGGCAGACCGCCGATGATGTAATCGGCATCCATGAGACGGGGCTTTACGGGGATACCCGCAAAAGAAACGTTGCCGCCTTCAAGTAGCAGGCGATCCCCAGCTCCGGTCTCACGCTTGGCGAGTTCGGCCCGGATGCGAATCAGATCCTTGTGAGCTACGTAGAACTTGAAGTTCTCTTGCTCTTCTAACATCTCGTCGGAGAAGGCGAGAAGAGCGGCTTCAAAGCGTTTCGCCCAGTCGGTGTAGGTGGTCTTGGAGAGGTTGGTGACGTCTGTAGCGGTGGTAGCCAGTTTGACTACCCCATCCAGAGCTTTGATCTTGGCGGTGGCAGAGGCTCGATCACCCTTGAAAAGCAGCAAGCGGATGGCTTTCTCGGTCTTCTTGGCGATGTGGTTCTCCACGTAGGCTCCGAAGGCATCTTCACCGTACTTGTCCTTGTAGAACTCGACCACATCACGTCCCAGGGTGAACTCGGCATTGAGTATCCCGGTGGGGACGGAGAGGTCGGCAGTAGAGACGTTCTGAGCCGTCAGAGCGCCATCGAGGGAGTTCTTGAATACCAAGTCATCGATCAGGCCGACGTCGATCTTCTCGTCTTTCAGAAGTGGCAGTACTGAGATATCCGAGAGGGTATCACCAGGCTGGCTTCCTATCACCTCATCGATAAACAGAGAAGTGGTGTTGGCGGAGAGGATGTTCATGGCCTTGCCGGAGTCCACGTCAGAGATGCCTTTGTATATCTCACGGTGGCTGGCCTTGACCATGATCTTGTTGCCGTCGATGGTGACCTCTTTGTCCACATTGGACTGGTTAGCATCAGGCTCACCTGGTATGCTCTTCGAGATGGCTCTGCTCATGGTTACGGAGAGGTCTTTGAGGCTTTTCTCGATGCTGTGGATGGCATCACCAAGCTGGAGGTTGGGATTACCCTTCTCCAGTTCACTGATCTTCTCAGTGATGGCGGTGATGCCCTTCTGAAGTTCGGAGTTGTTGTTGTGCTCTGCGACCTTGCGGAGGCTATTCAGTTCGTTCTTGATCTCGGCAAGGCTGGCTTCCGCATTACGGTAGTCATCGGCTCGTCCGTAGATGGAGACACCATTGAACTCGCCTTTCTCGACCTTCTGCCAAAGCTCAGAGTTGAGGTCTTCGCACTTGAGGACTTGCACCCAAGATCCGACTTTAGCATCGGGAAAATGCTCTCTGTCACTGGTCTTGAGGATGTAGTTCTCTACTACGGTGAACTCAGGCACCGGTTGCATGTTGTGGTTCACATCGCACTTGCCGACTAGGCCATGCTTGGCGAAGTGATCGCAGGCCTTCTGAATCTCTTCCCGGGTGTAATAGTCGCCCTGCGAGTCGTGGATGTTGGGTTCCATTAGAGTGACATAAAGCCGTCCCTGAGTGCCACTCGTTTCACTCTTGAACTTGGTGGAGTTGATCTTGTGTTCAAAGCTTCTGCCTGAGGCATTCTTGACCACAAAGCCCTTCTGATTGGCGGGAGTCATCTCATCGAACAGAAGCGAGACTAACTCTACTTCCACGTTGCGAAGTTCTCCCTTTTGAATGGTGCGTTTACGATTCACGCTACCTCCTTGTTGTTGATTGTTAGTTATGTAGTTGTGCATAGTTATTGCGCTCCGAAGTTCCTGTTTTGCATGAAAAGTTGTTCGTCAGCGGTTTGCAGCACCTCGGTCAGGTTGCCGAAGTTGAAGTCTTCCGGCTTTACGTTCCAGCCGAAGTCGAAGTTGAACTCGTTAGCCAGAGCCAATGCGAGGCGATTCTGCAGCGGTCTGACCACGAACTGGTAGAACATCCGCATATCGCTACTGTTATCGCCACCAAGCTGCCCTGGGATAAGCTGTGAGACAATCCTTGCCGGGACTCTGTGATAAGCGAGGATGCCTTCCCTTAAGTCTTTCTTGAGCCCCAGGAATCCGCCTTCTCTGTCCTGTTGACGGAGTGGTTCGAGGCGTATCTTCACGTCCCGGCTCTCACTCTCGATCAGCACTGTGGAGTGGCTCTTGGCATTACCTTTGACCTCAGTAAGAGCCTTCTCAATCTCGGTGTAGGCATCGGTCATTACCTCATTACCCTGCTCATCGGTGACGGTGCCGTCTCTAAGGGTACCGCCTTCCACAATCACGAAATAGTCTATCATCAGGCCGTTCTTGAAGTTGTTGTAGTCGAAAGTCTTGATCTCACCCAAGATCTCGATGTTGATGGCTATGGGTAGGCAGGCTAGGCCCCAGGCGTTAGATCTATGGGTTGACTTCTTCACATGAATGATATCCTCGTAGGCGAAATCCTTCTTCTGGTTGTTCTTGACCTGGATGTAATTGGGTTTGAAGAAGCCAAATTCGTCATAGTTCTCCACGATCTGCACTTCACTGGGCAGCATCCTCTCCAGTCCCATCCACTGGCCCTGAGCATTACGCATCTTGATCAGGAAGCCATTACCACAGGCGAGATAGAACTTCATCAGTTCTGCCAGGATGGTAGTCTGGTCTTCGCAGGCAGGGAACTCAGCGGCTTCCATCCAGGCTTTGACCTGGCTGTTCTTGCAGTCAAACTGCATGATGGTAGCCATAGTCAGAGCATCGATACAGCCAGAGTGGTACTCATCGGTATCCAGGAGATTGAGCAGATTGCTCATAGAATAGGGCTGAGACACCACTTTCTTAGTCTCGGCAGCTTTACTTACAAGTTGCTTGCCGATCCGTTGATACTTGGATAGATCTATGGGTTCCGGCTTGTACTTGGTCTCCAGAAGGTCACTGGCAGAGCTGATAGCCAGGTTATATCCACCCAGTCGCATCACTCTCATGCCGATGCTCCTGTTCCTGCTTTGAGCAGGTCGATCTTGGCGATTCTGACCAGTCTGGTGCCGTCTATCCGGCTGGTGTAATACTCGATACTGGGTAGGTCTCTGTTCATCAGCTTCAGGTAGAAAGAGCGGAACTTCTCTTTGAGCAGGTATATGTCGGAGTCCGGATCAGATACATTCTGAGCATTGACGATCAGGAAGACAGTCCAGGCGATATCGGTGTCCACATACTGCCGGGAAGTGCCGTTCTTACCTGTCTCGGAATCGAGGATCAGGATGGCGCAAGGTAGGTTCTTGGGGATGTTGTCCTTGTTGTAGAGAGTCTCGGCAACACCCGCCAGTTTCAAAGCTTCGGAGATGCGGCTGCGTTCGGCTTGGTACTTCTCAAGAGCGGTCACAGGCTCACCTCGATATCATTCAATTGCTGATAGATCCACTGCTCCCGGTTGGCAATCACAGAAGCGAACACATTACGGGCGGCGATGCCTTCCCGTTTGATCTTGCCCCTAATGAGATAGGCGATCTCGGCAACGGTCAGCGCTTTACCTGTCTCTTTATCAGTCCAAGACAGATGCTTGCGTTCGACCCAAGCTATAAGTGGAGCGATCGGAGTCCAGGAAGGCACTTTGCCGCCCAAAACGAAAGGCTCGTGACGTACGTTCGAGCCTACTCTCAAGATCATGGCAGTATCTGTGGTCTGGAGCAGATAACCGGTATTGCCGTAAAAGTCGCCCTTGTCAAAGATCTGCTGTGCCAGTATCTCCTTACGGGACTCGGCATCGATCACCGAACCAATCAGATGCAGCCGGCTCTCCAGAGCGGCATAGATAGCTTGGTAGATCTCGATCATCAGATCATCAGGAGAAGTAAGATCACGATCAGGCATCAGATAACTCCTACCCGGATAGGTCGAGGCTGTCTGGGCTTGAGTTCGTTCAGGCGATCCAGTCCGGCAGGATTAAGATAGGCCTGCAGTATGGTCAGTGCTCTTAGCTCAAGATTGGCTTTGAAGGCGTCAATTTCGCTCCCTGTGAGTAGTTCGGTGGCAGACTGGTCTAAACCTACAGTCTTGACTATTCCCTCGCCAAGGGTCTTCAAATTGAGAAACTCACAAGTACTGTGCAGCATCAGGAAACAGAACCCAAAACGAAAAGAAATCAGGAACGGCTCCTCTTCCGGCAGGTCATCGTGAGTTGCCCGATCATAATGCTCCTGCAGGACCAGTGAGTGGATCATTTCCAGCACCAGTCCCTGATGCTCCTTGAAGATGCCATTGTTGGACATCTCCTTGGGCAAGTTGAGGATGGCGAGCATGGCATCGGTCTCGACCGGGATGGGGATCACTTACCCTTCCTCATCATCTCTGAAAGCTCAATAGCTCTCATTCCCACTTGCTTCGCCCACTTGGAGGCTAACATGCCATTGGCTGCTCGCTCCCAGTCTCCAGCACCGATAAAAGCCAAGGTGTTGTTGAAGCCCAGTAGTCCCTTGATACCCAAGTTAAAGCACATATTGAGCAGCACCGACTGGCGAACCTCATCGAGCTTATTGTACACCTCAGGTATCTCATCGATCAGCCACTGCTCGCAGTCTTGTATATCTCTCTCCAGCATAGCGTAAGCCTCTTTCTGGGAGATGCCTCGATCATCGAGGTTGCGGCCAATGCCGATGGTCAGCTTTCCTGCTGTGCAGCGGTATGGCTTCAGCCGCAGACCTTCATGTCTGACCAACTGAGCTTTGATTCGGTTCATCAACGCTTCGGTCACGCTATCTCCTTGTTTCCAGATGTGATCATTGATCCAGAGCCAGGAAAGCACTACCCTGTATGCTGACAAATAAGGATGAGCAAGGATGAGACAGAATTTGGGATTGACAAATTATTGTATCTCATTTCTATGCCTTCATAGAAGCAAAGTGTTTTCTTAATTGGTAAGAAAGACTTAGCCCATGGAGGAACAAATGGCTAAAAAAGCTACGAATTCAGGCAAACAATGGAACGACAGCGAGATACAAAAAATGAAAGATCTTGCTAAGGGGAATACCCCTACTAGACTTATTGCATACGAACTAGGGCGAACTGAAAACTCGATAAGATCAAAAGCATCACAGGAAGATATCTCTCTGAAACCGACTAACCAATCGCCATACAATCGGAGAAAAAAGTAGGCATTATCCTAATGGAGCGAATAGCGAAAATGCATGATCAAAAAACAATTGAGGCGTACCTGTGGGAAGCGGCGAATATTCTTCGAGGTTCAATTGATGCTGCTGATTTTAAGACCTACATTTTCCCGCTATTGTTCTTCAAACGCATTTCCGATGTTTATGACGAGGAAACTCAATCGGCTTTAGAAGAATCAAATGGCGATTTTGAGTATGCAGGTTTTCCCGAAAACCATCGGTTTCAAATACCACAAGACTGTCATTGGTTAGATATCAGGCAGAAAACTGAAAATGTAGGCTACTCGCTACAACGAGCGATGCGCCAAATAGAGAAAGCTAATCCAGCAACTTTGTATGGGATTTTTGGAGATGTTCAGTGGACAAACAAAGAGCGTTTCTCAGATGAGCTTTTAAAAGACCTTGTTGAGCATTTCTCTACTGTAACGCTGGACAACAGATCATGTAGAAACGATATATTGGGAGGGGCTTATGAGTTCTTGATTAAGAAGTTTGCAGACTTATCTAATAAGAAAGCAGGTGAGTTTTATACGCCAAGGGCAATCGTAAAGCTCTTAATTCAAATACTCTCCCCTCAGTCAGGTGAGACAGTTTATGACCCTGCCTGTGGAACAGGCGGAATGTTATTGGAAACCCTTCACTATATCAAATTGCACGGTGGTGACGATAAACTGATGCTTGGGAAGCTGTTCGGACAAGAGAAAAACCTAACAACCTCAGCAATCGCTCGCATGAACCTATTTCTACATGGAGTCGAGGACTTCTATATTGAGAGAGGTGATACTCTGCGGAATCCAGCGTTTTATAGTGGGGATAACCTTGCCACCTTTGATTGTGTTATCGCTAATCCTCCTTTTTCGTTAAAAAAGTGGGGAGAAGAGATATGGCTATCTGACCCGTTTGGAAGGTGTTTTGCAGGATTGCCACCTTCAAAAACAGGTGACTATGCATGGGTTCAGCATATGATTAAATCTATGGCTTCAAAAAGTGGACGAATGGCAGTCGTACTACCTCATGGAGTATTATTTCGGTCAGGCAAGGAAAGTGAGATTCGGAAGAATCTGCTTGAAATGGATATTTTAGATGCCGTTATCGGTTTGGGACCAAATCTTTTCTATGGAGCAGGATTATCTGCATGCATTCTCGTTTTCCGCAAGCACAAACCTAAAGCATACAGTAAGAAGCTTTTCATAATCGACGCATCAAAGGAATACAAAGCTGGTAGATCACAAAATGAACTACTCCAAGAGCATATTGACCGAATCTACAATTATTATGCATTAAGGGATGACCTATCTGGAGTCTGTCGCAACGTGAGCCATGATGAAATCGAACAGAATAACTACAATCTAAATATTTCTCGTTACATCCAGAGTCAAGGTCAGGATGATGCTGTATCGCTTGAGGATGCTATATCAAGATTAAGGGCATCATTTGACCGGGCAATTGAAGCGGAAGATAAATTGAAGTCTTTGTTAGACAAATCAGTTGATCGAGGCTGAGTAAGGTTATTTTATGATCAAACATATTTCGCAATCAGCGCTTGAATCCTATTTGTGGGGAGCTGCGATTTTACTTAGAGGATACATAGACGCAGGTGATTACAAGCAGTATATATTCCCGCTTTTGTTCTTTAAAAGATTGTGCGATGTATATGATGAAGAGGGTGCTGAAGCAATTAGAGAATCAGGTGGTATTCAGGAGTATGCAGAGTTTAGTGAGAATCACCGTTTTCAGATTCCATTAGACGCTCACTGGGATGTTATTAGATCGAAATCATCGAATGTTGGAAAAGCAATACAAGATGCTCTTAGGGCGATAGAAAAAGCAAACCCAGACACTCTTTTTGGTGTGTTTGGCGATGCTCAATGGACGAACAAGGATCGCTTACCGGACAAAATGCTAAAAGAGCTTATTGAACATTTTAGCTCGCAAAAACTTACTTTGGCGAATTGCCCAGAAGATGAACTCGGAATAGGTTATGAATTTTTAATTAAGAAGTTTGCTGATGATTCTGGGCATACAGCAGCAGAATTCTATACCAACAGAACTGTCGTGCACCTTATGACAGAGTTACTCCAACCCCAACCAGGTGAATCGATATATGATCCAACTTGTGGTTCGGCAGGAATGCTTCTATCGGCGGTAGCTCATCTGAAGCGTCAACAGCTTGAATATCGTAATTTGAAACTATACGGACAAGAAAGAAACCTTCTAACTTCGGCAATTGGTAGAATGAACCTATTTCTACATGGGGTTGAGGACTTCGAGATAATCCGTGGAGACACTTTATCTGCCCCAGCGTTTGTTGAATACGAGAAGCTGAAAAAATTCGATGTTATTCTCGCAAATCCGCCTTACTCCATAAAACAATGGAATCGTGATGCATGGGCATCAGATCCATGGGGGCGCAATATATACGGCACTCCTCCACAAGGTCGGGCTGATTACGCATTTTGGCAGCATATCATTAGTAGCCTAAACCCTAAGACAGGTCGCTGTGCAATCCTCTTCCCACATGGAGTTCTTTTCCGTAAGGAAGAGCGAAACATGCGTGAAAAGTTAATCGAACACGATGTCTTGGAATGCGTACTGGGACTTGGGCCTAACTTATTCTACAATTCTCCAATGGAAGCTTGCATAGTCGTATGTCGCATGAATAAGCCCAGTAACAGAAGGCGTAAAATTCTGTTTATTGATGCTGTAAACGAGGTTACCAGAGAAAAAGCTCAGAGTTTCCTGACTAATGAGCACATAATGCGCATAAATAATGCCTATCAGTCGTTTGCCAATGATGATGGCTTCTGCTCAGTAGTCTCTATAGATGAAGTTAATGAAAAGTCATGCAACCTGAGTATTCCCTTGTATTTGAAGTCAGATAAGCGATTGAGATCTGAAATGCATGACGTGAGGGAAAATGAAGAGATTGTTTCAGATTGGCTGGACAGCTCTGATAGACTTATTGAGTCTATCTACAATCTAATAAATGACTATGGGTTAAGGTAGTGAAGTTGGAACAAGAGTCTAAGCGATTTCAAATCCTGGCTTTGGATGGTGGGGGTATAAAGGGGCTCTATTCTGCTGCCGTACTAGCAAATGTTGAAGCTGACCTGAACATTAAAATTGCAGATCATTTTGATCTAATCGTTGGCACTTCAACAGGAGGCATCATAGCTCTCGCATTAGGGGTTGGTCTTAGTCCGAAAGAGGTTGTAGAGTTTTATGTAAATTGCGGACCTCAGATTTTCCCTTGCGGTTTATTGCCGAAAGTAAGGCAGGTTTTTCGGAATAAATTCTCAAATGTAGAACTGCAACACTCTCTTATAGAGTGCTTTGGTGATAAAACTCTAGGCGATGCTAAAAAACGCTTGGTCATCCCATCATTTAATGCTGAAGAGAACTCAGTGCATCTGTTTAAAACACCCCACCACCCCAGGCTCAGACGTGACTTGAAGATACCTATCTGGCAGATAGCTATGGCTACGAGTGCGGCGCCTACTTTTTTCCCAATTTTTAGAGGTGTTAGCAATCTTAGGCTTATTGATGGAGGGGTATGGGCAAATAATCCATCTATAGTTGGAGTTGTTGAAGCTGTTAGCATGTTGGGGATTCAACTAGAATCTATTCACATATTGAATCTCGGTACAACACGCGAAATGAAGCACCGTCCAGATAACCTAGACTTCGGCGGTTTTTGGCAGTGGAAAAAAGACGCAGTCGACTTGATTCTGGATGGCCAGAGTGTAGGAGCTTATACCCAATGCTGCCATCTGCTTGGCGAGAATCATGTTTATCGTTTGAATCCTGTTGTTCCCAAGGACTTGTATGCAATGGATAAACTAAATGTAGGGAATCTCACCGCCAAAGCATACCATGAAAGTCGAGTATTCTCTCCAATCTTTGAGGAGCGCTTTAAATCTCATATTGCTCCAGTTTTTACACCTTATCAGCCATCAACCGAGGATATATGATTAACAGAAATGACTTGAATGAATTCCTTGAGACATTAGTAGCCTCTCTTGAAGTCCCTGAGTCAATGTATCAGAAAGCCATGAGAAGATTTGATTCCATAACAGACCATTTGAAAAGGCCAAATTCATTACTTAGAAAAAACGTCCCTATACTATATCCACAGGGATCATTCAATCTTGGAACCGCAATAAAACCATTTGATGAAGACGGACACTATGATGTAGACGTCGTTTGTGAGTTAAACGAAACAAAAGGCGCAATAACTCAAAAATCCCTTAAAGAACTAGTGGGGCATGAAGTTAAAGAATATCAGAGGATTAACGGTTTTCTGAAAAGACCTGAGGATAATAGACGTTGCTGGACTTTGTTATATGCTGATACCGAGCAATTCCACATGGACATTCTGCCTGCGATACCAGACAGGCAAGGTTTTAGCAGGTTATTAATCGAGAAAAGGGCTAGCGCTTACTGGACAGACACTGCAATCGCTATAACAGACCAAAAACACCCCCGATTTACGATAATAACTGATGATTGGTATGTTAGTAATCCCAAAGGGTATGCTGAGTGGTTCAAAAGTAAGATTACTGAAAAAATTGAGAAGCTAGCTGAATATCGTCAAGTTCGAGTTGATCAAATTCCGACTTACAATGTCAAATCTACACTGCAAAAAACTATTCAGATACTAAAGCGTCATCGAGACATCCTCTTCAAGGGTGACCATGATAACAAGCCTATATCGGTGATCATTACAACGCTTGCCGCTCAATTTTACAATTCAGAAGACTCACTCCTGGATGCTTTAGCTAATATTATCTCGAAAATGTCTACTCTCATAGAGCAAAATCCAACAGGCCTCAAGGTTCAGAATCCAGTTAACCCCTTAGAGAATTTTACCGATAAATGGACTGAGAAACCAAGTAAGGAACAAGCTTTCCGCTTTTGGGTTTCGAGAATTAATGAAGATCTTAGCAATGCGCTAGAAGCAGGTGATGTCACATCAGTCGCTGAAATATTCGCTACAGCTTTAGGTGACACTTTGACAAAGGTGGCTGTTGATAATTACAATGTTGGGAAAGGGCGTAATAATGCTATTATCCTAAACGAGAGCGTTATGCCAAGTCGTTTTAACGTTCCACATAGGAAACCTCTTAAATGGCCTGAGAATTTGCACGGTGCAGTTAAAGTCGTTGCTAAGGTATCGAAGAGTGGTTTCCGTCCTTATGTCGCACCAAGCAATTCTAAGCCAATAGATAAGCACTGTTCTTTGAGATTTGAAGCCACGACTAATGTCAGCAGGCCATATCAAGTTTATTGGCAAGTAGTAAACACCGGCAACGAGGCATATTACAAGAGTGCGCTGAGGGGAGATTTCTATGATGGATACATTGAAGAAGGAAAGCTGGTTCGAAAAGAATCTACCCTTTACACTGGAATGCATTGGGTTGAGTGTTTCATAGTGAAAGACAATGTATGTGTTGCTAGGAGTGGAGAATATGTTGTCAACATCAAGTAAACGCTGTTCATATCAATTCTCAGATATAGCTCATAATATTACGGAACGCGTTAATCCCTCAAAGACGAAAAGTGATGTTTATGTTGGATTGGAGCATCTAAGCCCAGATAGCATTCATCTGTTAAAATGGGGGCATCCGTCTGATGTCATTGGAGATAAATTTGTTTTCAGGAAAGGTGATGTGATTTTTGGAAAACGAAGAGCATATCAGAGAAAGCTAGCCCTTGCAGATGTGGACGGGATTTGTTCAGCCCATGCAATGGTACTTAGAGCAAACACTAAAACCATGTTACCAGAATTTCTGCCTTTCTTCTTGTCTTCTGATGTATTTATGGAACGGGCGATTGGCATATCAGTCGGTTCGCTCTCTCCAACGATAAATTGGAACACTTTGAAAAGCGAGAAATTCTCTATTCCTAGCCTTGAGGAGCAAAAACGTTTGGTTGAAGTGCTACTTGCTACTGATGAGGTAATTGAGAAGATTAGGGAAGTTGGTCGAGATTTACATCGATATAGGAATGCGTTATACTTTAATTGTTTTCTACGAGAAGATCTGCCGAGAAGATCTCTTCAATCAATGGGACTTGTTAATATGGGTCAATCTCCAGAGTCAAGATACTGCGGTTCTGATGTTAATGGATTGCCTTTTTTTCAAGGTTGCACAGATTTTGGGGTGATGTATCCTCAAACAAGTACCTACTGCTCAAAACCAAGAAAAACTGCAGCACAAAATGATATTCTTATCAGTGTTCGAGCACCGGTTGGTGATGTTAACATAGCGACTGAAGAATGTTGTATTGGAAGAGGAATTGCCGCTATTACTCCAATCGAGGTTCCACGGATTTATTTGTTTCATGCCTTAAAAGCAAACGCTGATAAGATAGCGCAGTACGAGCAGGGATCAACATTCAAAGCTATTAACAAGAAGGAACTAATGAATTTTGAAATAGCTTACTTAGATACATCTACGACCCAGCAGATCACAAGGACACTCGAATCGCTAGATACAGCTACGAACGACCTGGCAGAGCATCTTTCAGACAGCCGTATATTGCTATCTTCTCTGGTCAATAACCAAATATTTGGAGCCGAAAATGTTTAATGAGTCATCAACAGTAGAAGAACTGATCATAAATGCAATATCTGGGCATGATAGTATGTCAGCTACTTTTTCTGTTAATGCAGATAAAGTATCTAACGCTAGTTGGAGATATGTACCAACTGATGAACTAGCCCGTACCACATCTGATGTGCTGATTGAGGGTATGTTATGCGAAGCGCTTATTCGGATGAATCCAGAGATTTCGGTTCAACCTGATCGGGCAGAGGAAGTCATTCATAGACTGAGAGCCATAATTCAGGGAGTGCAAAGTGATGGTCTTGTTAGGTCTAATGAGCATTTTACTGAATGGCTTCGTGGTGCCAAAACCATGCCTTTTGGTGAAAATAATGAACATACATCGGTAAAACTAATAGATTTTGATCACTTGGAGAACAATCAGTATATCGTTACCAATCAATGGTCTTATCCAGCCAAGGATGGAGGTAAAAGACTAGATATTGTCCTTTTAGTGAATGGAATACCCTTGGTCATCGGTGAGGTGAAAACCGCTACCAGACCATCGGTTACATGGCTGGATGGCGCAAGTGATATCCACGACTTCTACGAACAATCGATTCCGCAAATGTTTGTGCCTAATGTTTTTGTGTTTGCAACAGAAGGAAAATGCTATCGTTATGGTTCCATCCGTATGCCCTTGGAGATATGGGGACCTTGGCATACACAAGATAATAAAGCAGAGGGTTCACTCGCCGATGTTCAACGATCTATAACCAGTATGTTAAAGCCATCGGTTCTTCTGGATATCCTACAGAATTTCACTTTGTTTGCTACAGATAAAAAACACAGGAGGATCAAGATAATTGGGCGTTATCAGCAGTATGAAGCTGTAAATCTACTAGTAGATAGAGTTGCTTCAGGTTTTCCGAAAAAGGGCTTAATTTGGCACTTTCAAGGGTCGGGAAAGTCACTGCTAATGGTCTTTGCCGCCGGGAAATTGAGGATGCATCCAAAACTGAATAACCCAACTGTCTTGATAGTGGTTGATCGAATAGACCTGGATACACAAATAACTGCAACATTTAATGCTACCGATATTCCCAACATGGTCGGCGCTGCGACTCGACAGGATTTGCAATCTATGCTTGCTAAAGACTTACGCAAGATAATAATAACCACAATACATAAGTTTGCTGAGGCCGAAGATGTTCTTAATGGGAGGGACAACATCATTGTGATGGTAGACGAAGCACACCGCACGCAAGAAGGTGGGCTAGGAAGGCAAATGCGTCACTCCCTTCCAAATGCTTTTCTATTCGGACTAACAGGCACACCGATTAACAGAAACGATCGCAACACATTCTGGGCTTTCGGAGCTGAAGAGGACAATCAAGGTTACTTAAGTCGTTATTCATTTCAGGAATCCATAAGAGACAAAGCAACATTACCCCTGCATTTTGAAGCCATAGATGTCAAATTGCATATAGATAAAGAAGCCATTGACGAAGCCTATAAGAACATCACCGATGATTTATCGGATCAAGATCGTGATGATTTAGCTAAGCGTGCAGCGAAAATGGCAGTTTTAATCAAATCTCCTGCAAGAGTTAAGGCAATTTGCGATCACATAGTAAATCATTATAAAACGAAAATTGAACCCAATGGGTTTAAGGCTCAAGTAGTAACTTTCGATCGTGAATGCTGTGTTCTCTATAAACAAGCCATTGATGACATGTTAGAACCTGAGGCAAGTGCTATAGTCATGCATACACAGGGTGGTAAATCTGATGATTATAATGATTTTAAACTAGCTAAGGATCAAGAAGAAAAACTACTTGATCGTTTCCGGGATGCGGGTGATCCACTGAAGATACTCATTGTAACTTCAAAACTTTTGACCGGGTTTGATGCTCCTATACTTCAGGTAATGTATCTTGATAAGCCAATGCGAGATCACAATCTGCTTCAGGCGATATGCCGTACTAACAGACCTTATCCGAATAAAACTCATGGTTTGATCGTAGATTATTTAGGCGTGTTTGATGATGTTGCCAAGGTCCTCGATTTTGATGAGAAAGCCATTCAGCAAGTTATTACGAACATTGAAGAGCTCATGAGAGATTTACCTGAGCAGCTATCGAAGTGCTTAAAATTCTTCCCTAAGATAGATAGATCTATTGGTGGATATGAAGGTCTAATTAAAGCTCAGAATTGTCTACCAACCAATGAAATTCGAGATGGATTTGCTGCTGAGTATTCTGTTCTTTCCAGAATTTGGGAAGCGTTATCACCTGATCCATTCCTTGGTGATTTTCAAAGAGATTATAAATGGCTAACTCAAGTATATGAGTCAGTCAAACCTTCAAGTGGCAATGGTAAGCTTCTTTGGCATGCATTAGGTGCAAAAACAATAGAATTAGTGCATGAGAATGTTCATCTGGAAACAGTAAGGGATGATCTTGAAACATTGGTAATGGATGCAGAAGTTATGCAAGGCATACTCGATGCAAAAGACCCCAACCATAAAAGTAAAGAGATAGAAATCAAGCTGATAGCAAGACTTAGAAAACACATTAATAATCCAATCTTTGTGGCATTGGGAGAGAGACTGGAAAAGCTAAAAACGAAGCATGAGCAGGGTCTTATCAATAGCCTAGATTTCCTGAAAATGCTTCTCGATATAGCCAAAGATGTACTTCAAGCTGAAAAGGGCGTTGACCCAGTTGATGAGAGAAAAAAAGCCAAAACTGCACTGACAGAACTGTTTATGGAAATGAAGAATGGAAAGACTCCCGTTCTCATAGAACGCATTGTAGAGGATATTGATGAGGTTGTTCGAGTAGTTCGCTTTCCTGGATGGCAAGATACAAGAGCTGGAGAAAGAGAAATTCAGAAAGCACTTAGGAAGATTATTTATATAAAATACAAGATAGAAGATCAAGACTTGTTCGATAAAGCATATATGTATATCAGGCAATACTACTAGCACAATTAACCATAAAAAAGGAAGGATGGTATGGCAATCAAGGTAGTCAGAATTCTTGGAAACATGTGGGTTTTATTGAAAAAGCTTGCACTTTGGATATTGGTACTAGTTGCATTAATACTCATATTGTACGCTCCTTCATTCTTATCCCTTTTTACTTCTTCATCTAAAGAATGGCTAGATAAGAGTAACGAATGGTTGGAATACATTTCCAAAACAGTGCTTAATTGGATTACTCTTTCATTTGTAGCTCTGGTTTACTTCCGAAAAGAGCTTAGAGAATTGATTAAGAGGGTAAAAAAAGCTGGGAACTATGAATTCTACAATCCTAGCGGTACGGTCGAAATAGAGCCAACTACCAGCAATAGAACAGAACAAACACAAACAAAGCAAACCAATGCTTACCCCATGTTTAATTATATGCAGCTTATAATCCTACACACATTAATATACTATCAAATCCAACACCATGGAGAGGATTTTTCAAAGAGATGGGGGTTCAATATACATCCTGAATCTCCAAGTATAGCGTACTTTCGATATTCCATTGACGATCTAATAATGCAAGGGCTGGTTTTTCATAGCCAAGATCTTAATATGTATCATTTAACCGAAGCTGGATACAACTTATGTAAGGAATATGATTTCGGTTTTAAGGAATTAATTCTAAGATTCCCCTGATTCTAAAGAATTGCTGTGCTTGTCCTACACTTCCAATGAAACGGTGGAAACGGAGTGTGGGCTCCGGAAACACCTACCGGGTTCATCTCTGAGTCGTATTCGATCTGATCGTCTTTGATCCAGGGGGCAAGGGCTTTGATGTATTCCCTGGCATCATCCAAGCTGCTGGACTTGGTGTCCAGAGCCATGAGGTTATCCATCACTTCCAGGGCATCATTCAATGGGTAGGTTTTGTCTTGAGCTGCCAGAGCCCTGCAGATGTCACTGGTGCGGTCATCCATGATAACCATGAGCTTGTAGTATCTGGCTTGGGCTTTCTTATAGCCTTGCAACCTACCGAACTCCCTTATCCTCAGTGCGGTATGCTCTGCCAGCCCCTGCCAGTAGTGTGATGAGCGATTGGCGAGGTCATTGAACTGGTCTTTTAGGGTATCGGCAAGCATCTCTTTGGTGTATCCTTGTTCAATTGCATTGGTGAGAGTATCTGCGAAGTTCTGCCTGACATCCGCTTCGAAGTGATTGCCAATCCAGAACAACTGCTGCTTCTGAATGGTGGATGAGAGGTGCTGATCTTCGATGCCCCAGAGCCCGATGCTGGTCTTGGTCGGGGCTTGCACTTGCGTGTCCTTGAGTCCGAGCCGCACACAGCGGTCTATTATCCTCTTGGTGGGCTCATTGACCAGTGCTGCGAAGTCATCTCCCAACTGAGTATTGATGATGCCCATAAGCTTATCTATGGAGTCCTTGTTGATCTTCTCGGCTCGGGGCATGTCACTCAACATTTTAATGGCAAGGCGTGTCGCATCTCTGATCTCGGTTTTCCAGGTGTTGTTAAGGACCCTGTAGTATTCAAGCATAAGCTGATCATAATATGTCATAACTGGATTCCATCCTACGATGGAATGACGAACCTCCGGACTTTGACCCTATTCCTGCCAATATCGTATTCAGAGAAGCGTTCCAGACAGCCTGCCAAAGCATCACAGGCATCGATATAGCCATCAGGATAAGTGAGAAACTGGGAGATTAGAGTGGGAGTATCCTGTCCCTCCGGAAAGAGCACCTTGGCTGTCTCGATAATGGTCTCGGTTCTCTCTATGCGCAGGTTCTTGTTATCCTTGTTATCTATACGCTTGATTCTGTGACTGATGGGTGGCAGATGATTATCAGTAGCCCACCTGTCGAAGTCGGCAAGGATACGAGCCTGACCGTAAGTAGTTTCACAGGCTGCCCTGGCTTTCACTCTGTAGATTCGATCCAGTTCCTGATAGGCATCATAATAGTATCGGAAGAACTTGGTGTTCTCAGTCTGACGTATCCAGACATGGATAACGTAGAAACGGTTACTATCATAGCCAATGGAGATAACAGCCTTGTAACAGCCCTTCTCGCCCCAGGCAGGATCGGCATAGAGCCAGACCCGCTTCATCTGAGATGGCTCAGGCAGAGATCTATACTTGGTGAACCAGTGGTTCTTGAAGATGTTTCCCTCGATGACTGGCTGTCCAAGCATCTCCCTCTGATAACCGGTATGCCCGAACTTGGCTCTCAGGTTTGGCAGAGTGGCAGTGGAGTATTGAGCCTCCCAAGTGGACTTGCCATGCTGATCTTCGAGAGAGAAGCGCAAAATCGCTTTCTGGTGCGTTTTCAGAACCGATTGGTATCCCAAGTCCAAATCTGGATTATCGGCCCGCATTTCGCCTAATATGAGTTCCTGAAACTGGCAAATGGAGTAATTTGGATGTACCAGGTTACCGAGCCAGATGATGCGACCGCCACCCTCAGGTGCCAGTGCTCCGGCAAGCTCCTGGGTGATCTTCTCCATCCTTCGCTTTCCTATGGACTGATTACCCATGTTCTCTTCTTTGTCGATATCATCGCAGACGATCAGCCCGGGCCGCTTGGCAGTCTTGGGATTGATAGTTCCTCTATGACTCTGCTTGATAGAACGTGCTCTTATCCTGGCTTTATTCTTGAGATAGAAGTCCAGATCAAAGCTGTCCATGGGCTGCAGCTCCGGATAGTCGATGGTGAGCCGCTTGTTGTTCTGCAGCTCATGCAGAGTGAAAGCGGTGCGCTCTTGAGCCAGATCTATGTCTGCTGCAGTATGGATTACGTAGCGCTCACCTTTGATAATCATCCAGATCGGATAGACCACTCCCATGAGAACCGTTTTGCCCAGCCCACGAAAACCAGTGATGCCGATGATGCCTGAGCCCTTATCAGTCTCATCGAACATAGTCTCGTGCGCTGGGCAAAAAGGTAGCGGGAAGATATGCGGGAAATAGGTATGGCAGAAGAACGAGAAGGCATCCCATCCCTCTGATGTGGTGCGCCTTATCCGCTCAGTCTTGGCTTCAGGATTATCGTCTATAAAAGGCAAGACGGAGATCGTTTTGGATGCGATCTCCGTCAGAGCCTTGTTATGCCGCTGAATGAACTTCTTAGACATAACCGGGTATCACCCCAACCCCCAGCAAGCTGTTGGTCGTGGACCCCGAGTTTCCGGAAGGATCAGCGGAGCCGAGGGGGTCGGCTCCGCTGTCAGGCAGGCAGGATGTCGTGGAGCAGGAGGAAGTAGCTCCACTCGTTGGAGGGTAGGCAGGATGGGTATGGATATTTGTTTGGAGGCAACCATGTCCGTGGCTGTAAATCTATCCATTTCTGATCCTCAAGTACTCGGCCAGGTCTATCACGATGCTTTGGAACTGCTTAAGCTGGGTCTCGTGACCTCTTTCGATCATGAAGTCGGTCACCTGATCGAGGAAGCGAACGATGTAGTCATTGAGTTCTTTGGAAGGCACCGCATCCTTCTGATTCTGCTTGATGAGTGAGACCAAGCTTTGCAGAGCTGTATCGGCAGGATTCTTGGCATACTCACGCAGTGCCTGGATGAGAGCCTTCTTGCGAGCCAAGTTGATCTCATGGTCGAGCTTACGCTCTTCCTTGAACAACTCGTCCCACTTGCCGGACTTGATCCACTTGCGGACGGTGATATCGGAAACTCCGAAGATCACCGCCAGTTCAGTGGGTACGGTCTTACCGTTCAGATAGGCTTCCTTGCAGTTATCCCGCTTGATGCGGAACTCAATGGAGTTACTCATACTCGGGTTTGACCTGGTTCTTGAGGACATATTGGTTAAGGTCTTTTCCGGAGCAGCGTAGCTGTCCGTTTTCAGTTGTGCGAAATGCTCGCAGAGGATTGGCAATGTCTCTAATCCAACGATAGACGGTTTTCCTACTCACTCGTAGAGCGGTGGCTACTTCGTCCGGTCGGTAATTGCGATTGACGTCGAATACTTTCATTGGCTCCTCTGCTGTTATCGTTTCTATGGATGCCATGTTTCAATCTCCCTTGCTTTGATCAAATCAGGATGGGCTACCATGAGACAGTATCTACAGGGCACTGAAGTTCAGCACGATGCGGTTGTAGTTACCGGCCTCGTCTCTTACTGCGAAAGAGATGTACTGCTTGGTGGAAGTGACCAGGATGGCCTTATCGATCAGCTCCATCGCTTCCTTCCAGACCGGGTCCTTGATCTTGTATCTGCGGAGAGCGAAGATACGGTAACGTGCCAATTGCCCACGCTTATCCACCTGGAAGGCTTCGTTGATTATAGCCTTGAGATTATCACTGGAGTCAGCGGACCAGGCTTTGATGCACTCGTCTATCTTCTGCTTGGCGAGTTGCAATTCAATACCGAACTGAATCTTCTCTCGGAAGCGCATCTCAATGCGATACTTCTCATCAAAGCTGATGAGCAAGGCATTGCCCTTCCATTCGAGGCCATTTCTGCGAGCAGCATCGTTCAGATAGTTCTCGATGATCTGGATCATTTTCTGTTTGTCGGATAGAATACGTTCTTGCAGTTTCAGTGCGCAGTCCATCGCTTTCTTGACTGCGGCATCCTTTTCCAATATTTCGGTGTGCAGCACCTTCACAGGGATTTCCCTACCTTGAGCATCGGTTAAGGTGCGTTCTTTGACTGACTTGCTCGCTTTACTCATTTGAATCCTCCTTAGGATCGATTGGTTTATTTGGTGATTGATTGATCTCTTGTTTCTTGATGTAGGACTGGAACATAGCGATAACCGCTCTGCGCTCCTTCTTGGAGAGCAGGTTCCAGTGACTTTTGGAAAAGTGACTTATCGTGAATGCCCGCAGCTGGGACTCGGTCCAGCCGGCTTGCTTCATCAGGGCATGCATGTACTTGCCCTGCTTATCGTAGTTGTATTCGAGAGGGCGGCCATGTCTGCGATACTTGAGCATGATGGCCTTGAACTCGAGCAGCTTATCTTCGGATAGAGCTGAAAGCGAATCGCCATAGCCCATACCGTTCATGATGAACTTGAAGGCGTCGAGGGGCCAGTGGAATTTCTTGACCCGGATGGCGTGGATTTGTTGACGTAGTTTGCGTTCTCTCTGTTCCTGATCCATAGAATGCCCCCGATTGGCTTGTCTTACAGTGCTTGCTGTGAGTGTTGATCCATGCGCTTCTTAGTTTGATACGGCGCTCTTTGCTTGGGTGGCATACCGGCCTTGCTGCGCAGTTCACCCAGGATGCCCTTGATCACAATCGATCCCACCATGGGGATTTTCTGGGGTTCTAATACGCAGTATCCGCTCTGATCGATGCCGATCACCTTAACCGAGGCCATCGCTTCCAGATAGAGGTATATCCACTGCCTGCTACGTCCATAGATATCAGCCAGTTGACGGATGCTGCGTATCTTCTGACTGGCGATAACCTTAAGCAGTTTACCACACTCCATCTTACTGAAGTCCAACTTCTGCGAGTGCGTATTAACCAGCTTGAAGTCGTAGCGATGGGCATAGACATAGATCTCTTGATCTTGGCAGATACACTTGATGTTGCCTTCGGCAAGCATCGTGCGCATCACCTCGTTGACGATCTCCAGGGGAGCGTCCGTCATCTCGCAGACCAGTTTCTGGTTGAAGGGACGTCGGAACTGGAGCATGAAGCGGCGTACTAGGTCTTGCTGTGTCATAAGGCCTCCCGCAGTACCAGCTCAGATAAGGGGGTTTCTTTGTCAGTGCGGGTTTCCAGCATATGCATGACCTTCATAGCCTGCCGCAGGTTGCCCTTGCTGTAGTTCCAGACAAAGTCTGTGGTGGTCTTGTCGACCGGATCGGTCATCACTTTCTTGGTGACTTTCATGATATCCTCCTTGGTATTATCTTGGAATTCGTAAAAGTAGTTGCAGCGGTCAAAGTAGTGGGAATCGATACGGGATAGCTTATCCTTTGCTTCCTGCATCCCGATCAGCAGGATCACTGCCAGGGTCTCGTCAGCCAAGTCCCGGATCGAACCCAGGAGTTGGTAGTAGCGGAAGGCATAGTCGATCTCATCGATGATGATCACCGCGTCCTGCTGTTCACACAGGACTTGGACACACTGCTTGAATAGCGTGTTGGTCGATCCATGCGGGATGTAATCGCCATAGCCATAATTACGGTATAAGCTGCTTAGCAGTTCTTTGGCGAAGGTCTTGGGAGTTGATGTAGCCTCCAGGCGCAGGTATGTATAACCATTGCGAAAGGCCGTTCTGGTTGCGAAGGTGGTCTTACCCAGTCCCGGTTTGCCATAAAGCATGCCCAACCCGACGATCTCCTGCTTGGGTCTAGTGAGCAGGAAGTCGATGCACTGCTGGGCTCTGATCACATTGACGGTTTGGATGAGTTTTCCTTGTTCCATGATTATTTCCTCTCTACTCCGATCCGGTTCAACATCTCTTTCAGGCTGATATCCGACTGGGGATGCTTAGCCTGGTTATCACTATCGTCTTTGGTCTGCTCCTGGATTATCTCCGCCTCCAGCTTCGCCATCTCTTCGAGGGGTTCTGGAACTTCCTGAGCGACCGGATTCTGCTCGTGGATTACTATCTGTTCCAGCCTGGCTATCTCCTGCTCAGGACCCGGCTGGGGAGCTTCCAGCATGGGCGGTTGGATGAAGGTGGGATTCGCAGTGGACATCAGCAATGGCCTGACCAGGTTTTCCACTACATCCGAGCTATGGCGGACGGTGAGTTTGGTGCGCCTCTCGATCTGCTTGTGATAGCGTTTGATCTCCCTGCTTTCCTTGTTCAACTCGGCTTGGGAGATGGGATTGCTTTTATCGAGATGCACGAAGGGGTTCTGCGATCTACGAACCTCGGCTTGACAGATATAGTTGTCTTGCAGGTCATAGACTACGATCCAGCGCAGATCTGCCATATCGTAGCGGATAATGACTTCCTTGCCGATGTGTTCCATCAGCTTCGTATCCCAGTACATCAGCTTGTTGAGGACGATGCCGTTATTGCGTAAGGTCTTGCGTTTCTCAGTCATCATCAGGAAGTTGAGCCGCTTGGCTTCGATTATGCGTTCCGCTGGAGGCTTGACTGCGCTATACACCGACCAGGGAGTCTTACCACCCAGACCACTATGTGGGGTCTCGCCATACATCTTACGGATATAGAACCCGATCATCTGCATGGCCTCTTCCAGAGTGGGAGGATTGGCTTCATACAGCTTCTTAGCCCACTTCTCGTTGCGCATCAGCGTGGCTGGTTTATCGGCCACCGATGCTCCCCGGAAGCTGCTGATGAAGCGTTCGAACTGCTCCTGGAAGGTCTTGAAGAAACGCTCGATGATCTTGGCTTTGGCATTGTAGCTTTCGGCGAAGGCCACTTCGATGCCCAGCCTGGGGAATATTCCCGCCAGGTCACTGGTGAGGTCATGATCCTGCCATTTCTCATTGAACAGTTTAGATCGGAAGGCCTTGCCATTATCGAGATAGACGTACTTGGGAACTCCACCCCAGTTGAGGATGGCATTTCTAAAGGCGATCTGGATGTGTTGGCTATCTTCAGTAAAGGCGAGCGTGGCTCCCACCGGATAGCGGCTTGCCCAGTCAAAGACCATGATCATTGTCATGCGTTGGGCTTTCCCGGTCTTGGGATTGATAATATCGAAGGCGAGGGTATGACCATCGGCTACCCAGACCTGACCCACTTTCAGTAGCTCATTATCCCGTTTGATGGTCTTGACTATCTCTTCCGCCACTGCCTTGCTACCCTGCCTGGCCTGAGTCCAGACGGCAGGATTGTTCCGCATGTAGTCTTCGCACCAGCGTCTCAGGGTCGGTATTGAACTGGGAGACTCCAAGGAACCCAGCCTGGCATAGCTCTTGAGGGTCACGATGGCAGAGCCGATCTTGATCTTCTGCGGCGAGAGCAGCAGCTTCATTAGGAAGTGCTGTTCCAGATAGGTAACCTTGCGGCCTCGAAGCTGGTTCTTGCTCTTGTGGATCAAGGCGAACATATCCCGGTTGCTTTCGGTGTACTTCTCCACCCATAACCTCAGAGTACGTTCCTGGCGAAGTCCCTTGATCGTTTTCAACTCGGGCACCAGGAGCCCTTCATTGTACTCCTTGGCGATCAGCTTCCACTCTTCCAGCTTAGCTTCCGTCTCTGCCAGGCGATTTAGAACCGTCTCGCAGAACTGGGAGTGGAGTTGAGCCTCGACCATGCAACTGAGCAGTTCCTTACTCTCCGGCTCCAGATTCAAGCTGGCGGCTTCGATCTGCTCAGAGATCGTTACCGGCTCGATAGCCTGTGGTTCCTCTACCTTATATATAGGAGAGGCGATCTCAGTTGCAGATGGTGCTTCCTGTACATTTTCGATTGGAGCAGGCTTGATTCTGCCGACCACCTTCGCTTTTATCTCCGTTTGGATAGTTTTATCTGATCCAGTGGCATACTTCGTGAACTTGATCGGGACTCCGGACTTGATTAGTTCCGCTATCCTCCGGCAGTCTGCGTCATATTCTGCTCTGTCATACTGGCCGATGATCTCTTCCAGTGTTTCCATTATTCCTCCTTATCTCCTACTTTGATGTATGCTGTGACGAACCGGCAGTCCCGTTTATCGGAGCCCATATTCATGAGTTCCCGATCCAGGCAGACTCCATGCTGGTTCTTGCTCTTGCAGTCAGCTATCTCCAGATCGAGAAGCTCACCTGCCGCCAGAACGAAGGTCTTGGTGGTATGGCTCTTCCCGCTGGGCACCAATCTGTTGACCGCAGGCAGGTTTCCTTCTTTCACCAGTCTGCGGATCGTCTTGATCGACTTGCCTGTCAGTTCCGCTACCCGTGCAAGGGGCAGCCAGATCATCGTAAAATCTCTCTCCATTTCATATCCTTCCCATGATATCCGATTACCTGTAATTGGACTTGGACAAATTGAAGGTGCCGGACCTGGACTTGGACATGGACATTCCCCTGGACTTGGACATGGACTTGGACATTTTCCGTAGCACTTGGACACAATTTCGCACAAAGAATGGATATTGTGCCCGGATGCTATGCGCAGTGAGAGCTTGAAGCCATTTTGTCCAAGTCCGAGTGGATATGGTTGGACTTGGACATTCTGCACTTGGCAGGCTTCGCAGCTCGACTTTTTGCACTGTTTCGCGGTCATTTTCACCTCTCTGGTTAGTTTTAACATGGTGCTAAGTACCTTGCATCCAATATCTTGGGAAGTCCTTTCTGCAGTCCAGCGGATTTTTCCGGCACTTTTCTGAAGGGTGCCAAACTTGCCGGCACGAATGCCATTGGGATAGACCCCCTCCGAAAATAATCATTGACACAACTATACGGCTATATATTGATGTTCTGAGTTCACTATAAATCCGTATGGAAATATGTCAATGGCAAATTGAACAATGGAGGTATTATGGCAGCCCCAGAGGT